ATCCTTTTGTGGAAGAATATGAAAATGGGTCAACCCTACTAACTTCAGTTAGTAACTATAATTATGAAGTAGAGCAAAATAACAAGCGAAGAAAAATTCAACTATTAAAACCAACCTATCTGAGAGGATTTGTTCAACTCTTTAGTGGATCAGTAAATTATCGTTCAGATTTCAAATATACTCTCAGTTCAGATGCTAAGAGAACTTTAAACAAAACTAGTATCTTTAACAATATCACTCTTAAAACCTCATAGACAAAAAAATACCCCGAATTTTTTTTCGGGGTTTTATGGAATTCAAAAACCCAATTCGTAGCAGGAAGATCTTGCTAGTTCTGGATTCTTTTTCAGTGTTCTGTGAACATGACCATGCACGTCTGCTTCTAAAGTAAGGTGTGCTTTAGTATGAACAACCTGAATCACCATTAACATTCCAATGAACGTAAGGTTTAGATAAGTAACTGGGTGATTCAGACCTTTCACAAGAAACTTAATCACTTTATTCACTCACTCTTGACTCTTTTTATTAAATCCGAAGGGTCCTTCTTTATCTTCCAGTGCAAGTTTTAATGCAATACCACCAACAGCTTCCATAACTTTTAGGATATCCTCTGACTTAGCATTCTCACCCAGTTCTTTGGCAATATACCAATACTTTGGCCAAAATGTTTCACCTGCTTTTTGATAGTCTTCAAGAGTTAAGATTTTCATGAATCTTCTTCAGCAAGACGAGCGAAGTAGGACAGGGTGTCATCATTGTCAGTCGTAGGAGCAGAACGTGTTGCAACAGTGGGTTGCAGTTCACTCAGTTCCTTACGGATTTCTGGAGTGGCAGGACGTGGAGGAAATGAAGGTGCTCCCATAATGTCAGACTCATTGAAACTACCACGACCTTCAGACTCATCTTCCATAGTTTCACGATCAAACTTTTGCTTCTGACCACGACCCAGAACAACATTCAAACGTGTATCAAGTTCTTCATAAGACTTAAAGTTCTTAGCATCCATAAACTCATTCAGAGAATTCTGAGCACGCCAAACCTTCTCAAGTTCATCGTCAGTCATATCCTCAAGAGTAGAGGTAGGAGCAAAGTCAGAGGAGTCATAATTCCAGTAACCAGCAACTTTCTTAATCTTCAGTTTAAAGTTAGCACCCTGCCACAGATCAAACGGATTGATCGGGGTCTCGTCTTGGAACTCAGGTTGCATTGCTGCCTGAATCTTATCAAAGATCTTCTTACCAAACTTATAGAGGAAGACCTTACCTTCGTTAGAAGGATTAGTAGGATCACTTACAACATAGATGTTGGAGTAGTAAGAGAGTTTACGCTTCTGCTTACGAGCGATTTCCTTATCGCTATCAAGACCACTGTTCCATAGTGTACGGTTCAGTTCCGACACAGGATCTTTCTTACCGAGAGTGGTTAAAGAATTTTCAATATACCATCCACCTGTACCTTGGAAACCATGAGACCACACCTTTGCCCAAGGAAGTTCTTCGCCATCAGGAGCAGGGAGGAAACGGATAACAGCGTAACCATTACCTGACTTATCCATCTCAGGTTTCCAGAAACGATCATCATTGCTACCACCAGTAGCTTGGAGTTTGTCAATCTCCTTAGTCAGACGATCAAAACCAAATTTAGATCCATTTTTAAGATCAGCAAAAGACATTCGTATTACCTGTATTGTTTGTATTTGTTGGATTACGATGACCCAACAGGATCATCATACACTATTTAGAGGTCGCCGTCAAGCACCTGCTGACGCACATTCTCCATGTTTTCACGGAAACTATCATAGATCCCTAACATGTCAAGACCTTCAGCATCCATACCAAGAACCTTGGCTGCACGACGGAATTCTTCTTTCAGTTCCTTTGCCATAGGATCATCAGAAAGATTTAATCTCATGTAGAATATTTTCTGGCGCTCAATCAAGTCCAGCATTGCATCAAAAAAATCTATACGATCGTCTGATGTCATCAGAGGAATAAATGGCATCCTATTGACAATTTCTTGCTGCTTAAGACTAATCTCTTCAGCTTCTTGTTGTACTATTTTTGAATCAAAGAAAGACATTGGTGATCTAATACTTTTTCCTTTAACGTATGCTTATATTTAACAGTATCCACAGTTATGAATGACGAATACTTTATGACGGTTCTCCTTACATCACTCCAGACTATAGTCTCAGTAATCTTATTGTCAAACTGTGGTATGAAATTTAAAATTTGATTTAAAATAACAAAAGTTTCCATGGAAATTTGTTTTCCCAAAAGAAACTTTATTAATGGTGGGTGAGTCTCTATGATCTTGAATAGTTGATCAAACTCATTTACCTGTTGTAATAAAAAATCTACATCCTCACTAAAGTTATAGTGAAGACTCTCCATGCGTTTCTTCCATGCTCTGTAGTTATCATCACCATCTGCCCTAACCATCTTACCAATCCATCCAGATGAATCAGCAATAAAGTTTGCTACAAAGTAGGGAAGAATTTCTGCATCCTTCTTACGATTGGTAAGTTTTTTAAAGAAGTAACGATCTTTTCTTTTTTCAAAGTTAGTTTCTGTTACTCTAGTTTTGCCGTTGAATTTGAAATAATCATAACTATCGGTCGTGAAGTGTAACTTCAGTGCGATATACATTCTATAAGATTCAAATGCGGTCATAAAATAAGTCGTGCCTTAGAAGACTTCTTCATGTAGTTGAGACGTTGAGCATCATACTTTAATTTTTCTTTCAATGGTTTTGAAATTAATTTAGAAACAGTTTCAACTTCAATATTATTTTCGGCACAGAAATGAATAATACATTCAATGTAATTCATTGTGCCGTGACTAATAGTCATTAAGTTTTCAATTTCCATAGAAAACTTTGCAGCAGTCATAAATTTCTTTTCTAAAATGTCATTAAGGTTCTCCTTAGACATTGGCAAATTTCGCTCCTTTATGATAGTTAATAAACTCATCAATGTACTGCTCCAATAATTTCATATAGTACATTTTATCATACTTTTCAAATAATTGCACTTCTCCATCTTCACATGCTTGAATAATAACAAGTTTCTCCACTTCAATCCCCGTAAGATCGTAATAGAGAGCACCATAAGCAGCGCATTGAACAAAATAATGCTCAATCCACTTCTCGGGTTTTTGTTTCCGTGAAGTTTTAAAGTCTACAATTGCCAGCTCACCTTTATATTCTGCGATACAATCAACGCGACCAGCGAGACCAAAATATTCACTATAGAGGGGAGCTTCTAGAGCATGTATATTATTTATGTCACTAAAATAAGGAAGAGAATTCTGAAACAATTGATATGGTTTACTAATCTCTTCCATGAGATCTTTTGGTTTCACCTCAAGATTATTGAAGTGATCTTCCGCATATGCATGATACTTAGTACCACGAGTCGTACCTTGTTTAGAAATACGATCTGCTTCAACAGCACCAACACGTTTACGCCATTCTGCAATACTCTTGCGAGATTTCATTGACGTGATTGATGTAATAGACGGTAGTTTCCTACCACTAGGGGTACGATAATAACGTACTCCATTTACTGTGGTAGGTTGAGCGAGTTCACTTAAGGAATTACCAACATGATTAAACATACTAAAGACCGAGATTCATTTTACTAACAAGGTAAGATTTTACAAGTCCTGAACGGACAATATCATCAACACCAAACTCAATGGAACTAAACTCATCCATGTTCTCAAGGATTTTCATAAAGTCAATGATGCCATTCTTCTCATACTGTTTCACAAGGTCAGTCTGTACAACATCACCACAGAACATAATCTTAGAATTCTCACCAACACGAGTCATGATTGAATCAAGTTCATGGAAGTTCAGGTTCTGTGCTTCATCAATCAGAAGGATAGCATTATCAAACGTAGTGCCACGAATAAATGATGTAGACCAAAAACTTACAGTTCCCTGTGCTTTAAGGTTAGTATACAAGAGGTCAAATGAATTATCATCTGGCATCTTAAACATATACTTTACCATATTCTTATAAGGAATCTGATACAGTGAAGATTTGTCTTCATGATCTCCAGGAAGGAATCCGATTTCTCTAGTTGGTACTAAAGAACGAACAATATAGATTTTTTCATAAGGAGTATTTTCATTTAGAACATCTCTCAGTGCTAAGTACAATGCGACAAATGTCTTACCTGTACCAGCAGCACCATAAGCAAAGATGTTTAGATCTGTCCCATAATCATTAAAGAATCTTTCTTGATTCTCAGTAAGAGGTTCAATTGTCTTAAGATACTCTTGATTAATAGGTTTTTTTCGTTTCATCTGTTTGATAGTCATACCAGATGTAACTGGAGCAGAATTTCTTTTTCTTGGCATTTTCTATCAAGTATAACGGGATAAGTTAGCACCGGGGTGACGCTTCTGTACTTTTTGCATCACTTCTTTGAATCCTTGAGATTGTTTAGGTTCCCCATATATTGTACCACCAAATGTCGCTTGTGACCAGTCTTTATCCCAGTCAGGATTATCCTTCCTCCACTGTTCGTATTCCGAAATAGACATCTGAATCTCAAGTTGATCTCCGTTTTTCAAATTCTTTACATTGTATGTGGGCATAAAAAAATAGTAATTTTAAGTATCTATATCAAACCCAGTCAGGTTTGCGGGATGGGTCACGAAGATAATTAGATGCAACCCAAGGTTTGCTGCTAATGTACATTTTGTAAGCAGTAATAGTATCAATGCTTGTGTCAAGTTTAAACTCATCAGGCATAGCGCGAACAAAGGGGGTTGTGTGCTTCCCTGAGCGTCCTTGTGGATCTGCAGTAGGAAGTATCTTCTTTGCTGCTAGAAGGGTCTTCTGGCAGGTGTGGACCTTGCCGTAGCGAGCAGTGTATTCATTGCACATAGCAAGTCCATGAGCAAGTAACCACTGCCAGTTTAGCACAAAATTATTTGCCCAGATAGTACAAGGATGATTACGAAAAGCACCCTTCTCAGTAGCATAGGGAGTACCGTCTGCTTTGGGAAGAGTGCCGAAACCATGACCCCATTTGTCAGAGCACACAATGGATAGCATCTGACAGGTTTCTAGGGGCATCTTGACGATGTGCTTGTCAGGAAGAACAACAGCAGATTTCCATGGACTAGGGTCAGTTACAAAGATGTTCATAGTAACTTAGATAACGAAATGAAGAGTAGGAATGCTAACATTATAACCACATCCCATGATTTTGTCCTTATAAAGTAAGGAATTGAAATAAGATCCGCAACGAAGTGAGCGCCCACACCAACTAATACATTTACATGAAGGACAATGAAGTAGGCAACAATGACGAGCGCACTACCTATGACCCTTAGACGAATTACATTTACCATTCAAGTGCTTCTGATACTGCGGGGAACTGTTCTTTAAAAATATCACGGACACCTTCAGCAACAATCATATGTTCCTTCTGAGTGCCATTGGCGGTCCTTAGATCAATATAATGCACCCATGAACGAACTGAGCCTGTCATGTAGATTTTGGTGGGCGTACATAATGGAAGCACCATTCTTGCACACTCTTTTGCCACTCCACGTTCAAGCATCTGCTGGTATAATGCCATTGCTGAATCAAATAATGTTGTCATTTGGATTTCCATATTTTGGACATCAAATGCATCCAGATCATCAATGGAATTCTGACGATTCTTGGTGTCCTGTCTACGGAGTTCTGGTAGGGGGATCTTCGGTCCGAGTAAGGAACTATCAGCATAACGTTGGGAAAATTCTTGGAAAGTAAATGAACGGTGCCTTAGGATCTGAGCTGCGATTGCTCTAGTCGTTTCAATTTCAACAGTCATATATGCCTGCTCAAAGATACTCCAGTGTTGATGCTTAATACAATACTTCAGAAGACCACTGAACTTCTCATTATCCTGGTTGTTGGGGTTAGACACACGAGCACAGTATGCCATGTGCTTTTCGGCATCTGGGGTAACGGAGACAATCTTAACGGTCATTCTATGATGAAACACTATGGAGTTATTTTAGCAATAAAAAAGGAGGGCGTCAAGCCCTCCTCCACAAATCAATCTGGATAACCGTCATCGTCATCCCCTACTTTATAATTATCTGTACTTTTATACAGATCTATATCTGAATATATTTCGCTTTCCAACGCATCTACAAGTAACTTTAAATTCGTAAGTATTAACTTTAGCCTATCCCTATCTACCTGCATGATACCTCCATAATAAAAAAAGGAGGGTTACCCCCCTCCCGATTATTTATACTACTGTAATATCACTTACTGTAGGTGCGTCCACGATAACAAAATGTGCCGTGGGTTTGCTTACTCTCTACACAACGTGTGTCATACTCAACACCACGATATGAGGTGTGAAGAACTTGTGCGTCGTGAAGTGCAGATACTTTATTGATCTGCTTCTTGATCATGTTTAGTGTGTTCATTTAATTTACTCCTGAAAGTTAGGGTTTTTAATTCCCCGTTCCTTCAGTCGTGTGCGTCCCATGGATAGCATTCAGGGGTTGATTCCTTCATGACCTCAATCAATTCTACCTTATATTGGGTAGGAATATTCTCATTTGCTTTCATCCGAATCATAATTGAATCGGCTTGAGTACATGTGAGTGATGAATAGAATAATATTTCTAACATAGGATGAACGGCTCCGTTCCGCGACTTACTTGCGTCCTCCTTGCGGGGGATGAACGTATGGTAACAGTGTACATCACTATTTAGTATATGTCAACTGTATAATGTAATACACTTTAATATTTTCTTAAAGTTTTAAGATGTTCTAAGATATTATCACGTACCCACATAAGTTCATGATAGCATTGTTGGTTATGAGCACACTGACGCAGTGCAGGATCTGGTTTCAATACACTCTCAATAAACAAATCTAGACCACGATTCCACTTTACTTCTTGAGATTCGCCGTCGTCAATAACATACTGATCTTTCATTAAATCATTCCTCGCTCTTTCATGTAGTGTAATGTTTCTTTCAAATCACCAATGTGCCTAGCACCGATGGCAACTTGAGGATATGTAGCTTCGTATCCAAACTCTTGTTCAAATGAACGTTGAGTAAAGTGTTCGTTTAATCTATATTCTAAAAACTCTCCTCCCAGAGAATTGAATAGTGATGTGAGTCTTTCGCATTCTTGACTACCGTTAGTATAAACGACCGATGTCATAGATCTGCCCCATACCTAATAATATCATTCATCACTTGTGAAATGATAAATGTTGGATCAGATTGAGAGTATTCTACTGTGTCATGAGGTGCTGATGGTGGTAAAAATCGCTTAGCTCTTCCAAGATCAGAG